GGGGCCAACGACACCACCGGCATGACGTTCAAGGCCCGCAGGTTCCGCAAGGAACGGCCGGGCCGCAACTCTGTGGACTACCAGGACCAGGGTTCCCAGGAAGTCGCGGAAAGCGCGGAGCAGATGTACCGCTCTGAAAGCCAGCCCACCCGGCAGGCGCAGGAACGAAGGGACAGTACGTTGTCCGACGTGTTCGCCAAGGCCCGTCGTCGCCGCCGTGGGGGTAACGCCGAGGGGCTGGACATCATCGACACCGGGAACTCCGGTATCTATCAGCGGCCCGGTGTGAAGCGCAACGGAACCAACACCGGCCACAACAAGACGACGAATCGTGGAAGGACGGCCGTGGCACCTCCCGGAAACCCGAACGACGTGGGCAAGTCCCTCCGCGTCCGCAAGAACAAGGGCCTGCCCGAACTCGAAGCCATGACCCTGTGCCTGGGGCTCGTGGAGAACCTGGGGCGCATCCGCAAGTCCGGCCGGGACGACCTGTACGAGACGGCGGTGGAGGACTTCCTGGACCACCTGAACGCCTCCATGGACGTGTGGACGACGGGCAACAGTGTCAACAAGTCCAAGGACGCCGCCGCGCTGGCGCAGTACGTCGCCGATGGTGTCAACGCCATCATCGCCAAGGCCAGCCCGGAAGCCGAGATGTCCGACGATGCCTCGGAAGGCGCGGACGCCGACGACGTGGACAGCAAGCGTCCGAAGGTCTACTCGAAGAAGTCCCAGAACGCAGGGAAGGATGAGACCGGCGTGGGCAAGAGCAAGAACGTCGAAGAAGACATCTACAAGAACATCCACCCGGAACTGGCGGCGAGACTCCAGCGGCTCGACGAGCTGGAAGAACTGCGCACCGAAGAGGCGTACCTGGCCAAGGCGAACGAGCTGCGGCACCTGCCCGGCTTCAACGCCGAGAAGATCGCCAAGCAGCTGCGTAACACCTACGAGGACATGGGCGACGAGGCCGGGGACTACCTGTTCCAGACGCTTCAGGCGTCTGCGACGCAGCTCAAGGACAGCGCGGTCTTCAAGCAGTTCGGCGTGCCGGGTGCGAACACCATCACCGGCGACAAGCTGTCCGACAACATGGCCAAGGCCAACGCCTACGCCGACTCGATGATCAGCAAGTCGGCGGAAGGCACTACGCGGGAAGTCCTGATCGCCGAGTACATCCGTAAGAACGGGGCGGACTTCTACGAGCCCGCCAAGCAGGTGGCCTAACCTCAGCCGGGAAAAATTTTTCCCCACTGTAACAACAGGTGAAATTCCACGTTTTGACAAGTTCAAAACACAGAAGGAAGTGACAACCAATGGCGTGGGAAATCCCCGGCTTCTCCCGGTCGTGGACGGCGGGCGGAACACTTGGTCAGGCAGGCAGCGACCTGTCCGTGGCCAACACCGTCAACTCCATCCCGGTGGACAGCTACCGGTACATGTTCGTGAAGTTCGCTGGCGGTGTGCTGGTCCCCGTGACCGCGGGCGGCGACTTCGCGGTGGGCGTGCTCCAGAACAAGCCGCAGCCCGGTCAGGCGGGCACGGTGATGATCTCCGGCGTGACCCGCGTGCGTTCCAACGACGCGAGCATCACGGTCGGCGCGGCGGTCTACATGGACGCCTTCGGCATGGTGAAGTCCACCGCGACTTCCGCCAACCACCCGGTCGGCATCGCGGAAGAAGTGGCGGCGGCGGCCAGCGGATACATGATCGCGGTCTGTCTCAAGCCGTTCGGAAACGTCTGGGCCTAAGCGGCTCCCTGACAAGAAAAGAGAGGGTGAAAAATGCCGAACCTCGTTCCCAGTGATGTTCACGTCCAGGTGCCGCTGACGCAGATCATGATCGCGTACGCCCAGCAGTCCAAGGACTTCATCGCGGACAAGGTTTTCCCGGTCGTTCCGGTGGAACACCAGTCGGACTTCTACTACCGCTACGGTCGTCGGTCCTACCTCCAGACGAACGCGGCGCTGCGGGCTCCGGGAACGGAAAGCCCCGGTGTGGACTGGACGTTCCGCAAGGACACGTTCTCCACGGCGGTCTGGGCTCTGCACACGGACATCGAGGACCAGCTGCGGAGCAACGCGGACGCGAACTTCCAGTTCGACACCGCGGGCACGGAACTGATCACGCAGCAGATGCTCCTGCGGCGGGACCTTCAGTGGGTGAGTTCCTACTTCGCCTCGAACGTCTGGGGTGAAACCCTCACGGGCGTGGCCACGAACTCCCCGACCTCCACGCAGTTCACGCAGTTCGACATCGCGGGCTCCACGCCCATCGAGGTGTTCCGTGCCGCGAAGCTGCGGTTCAAGCGGCGCACCGGCATGATGCCGAACATCGCGGTGTTCTCCGCCAACGCCTACAACGCGCTGCTGGACCACCCGGAAATCATCGAACGTATCAAGTACACGCAGGCGGGCTTCCTGACCGAACAGCTCATCGCGCAGGCGATCGGCATCGACCAGGTTCTCGTCGCGTCTGCGGTTCAGGCCACGAACTACGACGAAGAAATCACCGCGGACACCGCGCCGACGACGAACTGGATCACCGGTTCCTCGTCCACCGCGGACGCCAACGGAATTCTTCTGGTCTACTCGGCCCCGCGCCCGTCCCGCAACATCCCGTCCGCCGGATACACCTTCGCGTGGAACGGTTACCTCGGTGCCTCCGCGTGGGGCGGCCGGATCAAGAAGTACCGCATGGAACACCTGGCCACCGACCGCATCGAGATCGAGGCGGCCTACACCTGCCAGATCGTCGCGCCGGAACTGGGAACCTTCATGTCCGGCTGCGTCGCCAACCCGGTGTCGTGAGGCTGACATGACCAAGGTTGTCGTGCGTAAGGGCGTTTCCAAGCAGCACAAGAAGACCGCGGACCGCACCGTGGCCACCTACAAGGCTCTGATGCCCATCCAGGTGGCCAGCGCGGCGGGCGTGGTGGAACAGCGCATCTTCGGGGACTTCGTTCCGGAAGCCGCGAGCTGGCCGAAGATCGGTGTCTGGCTCCAGACGAAGCGCATCGAGCAGGTCTTCGTCAACGAGTCGGAAATCGAGGAGTGGCGCGAGCGCTACGACCAGCGCAAGGCAGAGGAAGTGGCGGCTGCGCAGGCCGCTTCCGCAGAGGAACTGGAATACCAGGAACTCATGCGCCGCAAGGTGGAACTGGAAGCCAAGCTCGGCCGACCGGCCGGGGAGCGCCGTGTTCCCGACTTCAACGCCCCGCAGAACTTCAAGCCGGACAAGACGGTGGAACAGCGCATCGACTTCGACGGCGGCGTGAAGGACATGGGCGGGATCAAGATGCGGGACGGCGGCCTGCCGCGTCCCATCGAACTGTCCCGTGCCCCCCAGCTCCCGCAGAACGCCGCGGAAGTGCGGACCAAGCCGACCACGGTTCGCCGGGTCGCCGTCAGGAAGAAGGTGTAACCCATGGCAGACGAAGCTCCGAACACGAACTCCGCGCCGGAAACCACGGTGGAGAACTCGGCGGAAGTCCCTGCACCCCCGGCCCTGCCGGAAAGCCCGGACTCCGAAAGCTCTCAGAGCGACGCTGAGGGCACGAAGGACCAGGACCCGGACGTCCAGACCGGGAACCCGGATGAGGCCGTCAGCGAGGACGAGGAAGCCCCGGACGGCCCGAAGGTGGAGAACGGACCCAACGGCCAGACGGTCACCATGCCGGACGGCACGGTGGTCACCACCCGCAACCACCCGTTCCCGGTGTCGAACTACGAGCAGTTGCAGTACGACCTGACCCACCACGGGGACCAGCTGCGCTACCCGTACAAGCCGGGCGACCCGGAATACTCCCCGTATTCGGACCCGGCGGTTCCGAACTCGCACATCGCCCAGAGCATCGAGCGGGAGATCGCGGGCTACGGGACGCGGGTCCTGGAGAACCCGGAAACGGAAATCTCCCCAATGTGGACGGGGCTGAAGCGGGACTTCGACGCCACGGTGAAGAGTGCCGTGGAGTCCGGGGTCGGCGGCGGACGGGTGGAGCTGTCGTGAGCGAGGAAGTTGTCTCCCGCGCCAAGTTCCGATGCGTCTCCATGAAGGTCGGCAGCGCGGACGGAAGCGGCCCCAAGGGGTACGAGTTCCAGGCCATGTACGACACCAGCACGCCGGAGAACAAGCGATACGCCAAGTACACGCCCTACGGCAAGCTGGAAATCACGGTAGACAACGAGGCCGTGAACTTCGTGCCGGGCAAGAACTACTACCTGGACTTCATCGAAGCGGAGGACTAAGCCGTGCCGAAGCAGACAAACTTCGACGGTTACGTCAACTCCGGTGGTGGCCAGTTCTTTCTGAGGAAGAATGTCCAGAATAACCCGGAGCCGATCCCCATGGGACCGCTTCCTTCGGACTTCGGACTTCTGGGCTGGTCCATCGACCCGATCGACGTGAACGTCGTCAACCAAGCGATCGTTTCCGGAACTCAGTACTTCGTCCGGCTGCCGAGCGCGTTCAACGCGAACCTCCAGAACGGCAACCAGGTCGCCAAGGTGGGGGTGCAGATCGGAACCACTGCGGCGGCTACACCTGGGGCGTACAGCGGGCTTGCGCTGTACTCCTACGTGCCCGGCGCGGCCACGATGGCGAAGCTGGCGGACACCGGTGCGGACAACGGTGCGGCGTGGGTCACGGCGGGTGCCTCGAACTACTTGGAGGGTTCGCTTTCCTCCAAGCAGAGTTTTGTTCCGGGGTATCTGTATGTGAGTTTCATCGCCACGTTCACCACCACGCCGACCCTGTGGGCCAACACCCTGACTCCGAACCAGATCAAGATCAAGGGTGTGACGATCCAGCAGTCCTACTCGCTGGCCGCGCAGAGCAGTTTCGCTTCCAGTGTGACGGTTTCCGGTCTGACCGCCGGTACTTTCGTCCCGCTGGTCGGCATCGCCTAAAGGAGGGGCGGGGATGGCACCTACATACACGTACTCTTTCGACCCGAGCACTTCGCCGAAGGATGCGGTCCGTTTCTTCTGTCAGGACACGGACATGACCACGGGTGCCACCCGTCTTTCCGATGAGGAAATCAACTACACCCTGGCCAACGTCACGAACAACGTGCTGCTGGCCGCCGCGATATGTGCCGACACGATCGCTGCATATTGGGCAAAGATTCAGAACACCCGCATCGGTCCGCTCAACATCCAGCGAAGCCAAGCGGTCACGTTCTATCAGGCGGTGGCCAAGGAGCTGCGCAACATGGCTTCCCGGTTCTCCGGGGCGCAGGTAGTTTTCTACCCCACCGATCAAGTTGCCTATTCGGACACGAACTGCGGGCGGGGTGGCCCGCAGCACATCTTCAAGGTGGGAATGGACGACTACCCCGGATGGTCGCAGTTCTGGCCACCGGCCGACCTGCCGCCACTGAACACTTATCCGTGACATGAAATGGACTGGTGAGAAGTGGCGAATGTCCGGCTGCAAGCCGACCAGCTTCCGTGGGTTCCGCTGTGCAATCACGTCATCGAAGTAACGACGTGGAAGGGCAGGGGTGCCAACGGTGAACCGATTCTCGATCCGACCACGACCCGCCAGTACCGGTGCCTGATACAGAACACGGACACGAGCACCTGGAACCAGCAGGGGGTCACCGATGGGAACCCGTACAGCGCCTACGTCCTGAGCATTCCGATCACCGGGCCAGTGACCGACGACGCGGTACCGATCAGCAATCACGAACAAGTGACCATCATCCAACCGACTTATCTGGCTGGGACGGTGCGGCGGATGGGAACTGTGGAGCACTACCCGGACCAGTACGGAAACCTGCACAACATGCGCTTCACCTTCCAGTGAAAAAGGAGGCGGCAATGGGAATTCACATGGACGGCTTGGACGAGTTCAAGGCCGCCTTCGAGAGGCTGAAGGAGAAGCGCGACGAGACCGCCAGGGACGTGGTGCGGCGGCACATGGAAGAGGATGTGTTCCCGCTCACCCAAGAACTGGTTCCGGTCGATACAGGGGCGCTGAAGGCCACTGGCAGGGTAGAGCCCGGCGACAGCCAGAACGAGACAGTCATCTGGTATGGCGACAGCGCGGTGGAGGACGACGCAGCCGTGGACTATGCCGCCGCGGTGCACGAGATAGAAGAGCACAAGCACATGCCGCCGACACAGGCCAAGTTCGTTCAACAGCCGTTGGAGGAATCAGTTCCCCGGTTGCAGCGGCGCGCGGGTCAGGCGTTCGAGGACTCGGTGCGGTGACCCATGGGGATGACCGAAGAAATAAAGGCGTACATCCTGGCGTCCTCGCTCGGGAACAACCCGTGGATCGATCCGGTGGCCAACAGCACGACCGGGAATATCTTCGAGAACTTCCGGCCGGGAAGCCCGGATCGGGTCTGCTGCCTCTACCAGCTACCCGGCGGCAGGCCACAGCTCGGTCTGGGCGGCACGGTCATGTGGTACAACCCGCGGCTGCAAGTAGTCACCCGCGGCGCGGTGAACGACCACGTGACTGCGAAGCTGGACGCAGCGCAGATCCGGGACCTTCTTATCGGTGTAGTGAACACAAGTCTTTCCGGCACCAGATACCTGCGCATCGTTCCGGACGGCGAGCCGGTGGCCCTGGCCCTGGATGCGAACAACCGTCCGCTGTACTCGACTGAGTACTCGGTCATGAAGTACGCCAGCGAGTGACACGTGAGGAGGGAATGAATGGCCAGGACATACCGGGCGCGCAATGTCATCGACTACGTGAGCACTCGCACCGGAAAGTACGTGCATGTGGAGCCGGGCGACGAGTTCGACGACATGAACACCGTCGGCGTCAAGAATGAAATGGCGCACGGGAACATCGAAGAAGTCACGGAAGACAAGGGAGGTGAGAAGTAATGGTCGCTCTCGCGGCGAGCCACGGTTCACTGGCAGACATCATCGTCAACGGGAACGTGGTCAGCCAGTACCTCAACGACTGGACCCAATCCGGTACCCGTGAGAAGGCGGAGACCTCTGCCTTCAAGCAGACGTTCAAGTCCTATGTGGCCGGACTCGGCGACGCCGTGGTGACTTTTGCCGGGATGTTCGACTCCAGCGTCCCCGGTGCCATCGACCCCCTGGTGTACAGCTACCTGACTTCCGCCACCACGCAGGACAACCAGTGGCTCTACGCCCCTCTGGGGGCTCAGGGTTCCGGTGCCTTCGGGAACATCGCCTACGGAATCTCCGGACAGTCCACGAAGTGGGAGATCAAGTCCGCACTCACCGCGGCCAACACGGTGTCGGCGGAAGTCCAGCTCGATCAGGCCGGTGGCGGTATCGACCGCGGATACATCCTCTCTCCGTGGACAACGCAGGGCGCGGGCGGGAACTCCAGCTCCATCGATTCCGGTGTGGTCTCCACGACCAACGGCGGGGTTCTGATCGTCCACACGTTCTCGGACACTGCGAGCCTCGTAGTGAACCTCCAGGACAGCGCGGACAACAGCACCTTCGCCAACGTCACCGGATACACGCTGAGTCCCACGAACAGCACCATTGCGGCCTACCGCTACCCGGCCGCGGGAACGGCCCCCAGCGGCACCATACGGCGCTACACACGGGTCACCTGGACCGGCACGGGAACCTTCCTGGCCATGTTCAGTCGGAAGTAAGAAGGAGATGAGATGACCGCCCTTTCTGCGAGCCACGGTTCACGGGCAGATTTTTACCTCGGTACTTCCGGGAGCCCCGGTACCGGCGTTGCGATCAGCCAGTACACCAACGACGTGGCTTTCTCTGCCTCACGT